GGCACAAGCATTGGGAGTCGCTTCGGGTTGAAAGGTCTGGGCGGGTTGGCCTTGATCACAGCCTCGGCCTGCTCAGTCGGCAGAACGGTGCAGCGCAGCCGGCCATTGCGTGTGGTGGTGCCGATCTGAATCAGGTCAGTGTTGGCTGTGATCACCTGCAGCAGCAGGTTGCCCACCTCCACGCGTTGGGAATGGGTCCAGCCGGTGGCATCCAGCCGTAGCTGCTCGAGCACCTTGTTGCTGCTTAGGGCGCGGTTGCCTTTGCGCTTGCGAATCATGCGCATCAGATCAGGGCTGGCCTGTTCGATGCGGCCAGCCTTGAGCTCGTCTTGGAGAGCCCGGCCGATGGCACCAGCCAGCCGGCGTTGCTCTGGCCGTTGGCTGATCTGATCGATCACCACGCCAAGGGCGATCGATGCGATTGACCGGGGACCACGGTTGGTGACATGCAGCAGCAGCGGCCATGCCGCAAAGTGCGGCCCTGGTTTGTTGGGGTTGGCCAGCAGGTCCTCGAGCAGCAGTCCCAGTGCCACGGTCAAGGTCTCAGCGTGCTGGACGAACAGGGCTCGGCCGTATTCGGTGACGCTCTCCCGACCCTGAGCTTTAAGTCGTGATCGCGCGTTGATTGCGTCCCATTCAGCGCGCTGTTTTTCCCTCTGTTCCCTCTGCATCTGCAGTAATTCCACCGGGGTGGACGCGGGATTTTTGGGTTTCAAACCGCATTTTTGGCTGCTTTCAGCACCAATTCCACCCCACCCCTGCAGAGATGGCTAACTCACTGGCGCAGACTGGGGAGACGAGTGTTCTGCACGGGTGGAATGACACTTTTCGGATTTTAAGTCCGCTGCGTATGCCAATTCCGCCATGCTCCCGCCTGTGATCGCAAGGGATCTCAGCGATTCGGGGGTCTGCGAGAACCCTCGAACTCCCGCAGTCTGCCGCAGCGAGCAGGCAGATTGCCTAGACCAGTGGACGCGTCCGCTGTAACGGCTTGATTGTCGCCAGCAAACGCTCAGCCATGGCCACGCGTTGCTTGAGCTGCGATAGGCAATCGCCGGCGGTGATGAGGGAGTCCTTTGTGGGGAACCCTGCCATTGCGGCGAGACGGTCGGCGGTCTTGCCGAGGTCTGAGCAGATCAGATCGAGGAGTTGGGTGGCGTCTTCGTTGGGCCATGGCAGGGCCAGCTGTGTGGGCTTGGCCTTGGCCTCCAGCTCCTCGAGGATCCAGCCATCCATCCAGACGGCGAACTCAGGGGAGATCCAGCGGGCCAGGTCCACGGCCAGCCGCGGATGCACCCAGGTGCCACGGCCTGGGTTGGGGCCGGTCACCACGGTCTGGGCCAGCAAGTCGGCCGGAATTCCGGTCGACCCTTGCAGCGCCTGCATGTACTCGCTGGCTCGCAGGTTGACTGCGTAGTGGTGCCAGCGCCTGCCGACTGCCTGGCACATGGCCGTGGCGTTCACGTAGCCATCGGCGCGGCGGCGCTGAATGGCGTGCCCGTTCCACGAACGGACGACAAGAGCGGTGCTCTTCATGGGTTTTCAGATCTGTGTACCCCTGCTGTCGCCAGCAGGTGAAGGCAGCATAAGCACAGAGCCGCTGCTGCCGTCAAGTGGTGCCGGGCCTCCGATGGGGTTTCAGGGCAGCCCACAGAAGCCACCCACCCCTGCGCTTCTTCCCTCTCAGAGGTCTTGTATCCGCGCCGACCCGGCAGGGCGAGGCTAGGTGCTCACTGCCCGTACACCGGATATTCAGGCGGCCCCGCTGGCTCTGCCCGCACACCGCCAGGCGAGAAGGGATCCATGCGCAAGCGAACCCGGTATTTCCCGTTGGCGTCAGGCACGGTGCAGCCTTGGAAGGGGCTGTTCTGTGGCGTGATCTCCACGCCATAGTTCCAGCCGCAGGCAGGGCCATACAGCTGGGCAAGCAGGATCATGGCCAGCATCGGTCAGTCCTCCAGAGCGTTGACGCAGGCGGCCAGCGCATCGGTGTGCAGGTGCAGGTAGCGCTGCACAGAAGCCAGGCTGGTCCAGCCGCCGTAGGCCATCAGCTGATGCAGCGGGATGCCCCGGCTGGCCAGTTTGCTGGCGCAGGTGTGGCGTGTGGTGTGGATCGACAGGGCGCGGTCATCAGCCAGGCCCAGGGCTGCTTTGCCCAGGTTGAACAGGTGCTGATACCGCGTGTACTTGTAGGGCCAGACCCTGTGGCCAGGCACCGCCGGCAGGTGAGGGTCGATGGCCTCGAGTGCCCGGCGGGTGAGCGGCACTGAGCGGGGCTTGCCGTTCTTGGTGGCCCAGAAGGTGACGCGCCCCTTCACCAAGTCGACGTCCTGGCCCTTGAGGCGCTCGGCCTCGCCCCAGCGGCAGGCGGTCTCGAGCAGGAACACCAGCAGATCGGCCGCGGCAGGCTCGCCGATCTCCCTGAAGTAGCGACAGAAGCGATCGCGTTCTTCGTCGCTGATCACCCGGTCTTTGGTGTTGCTCAGGCGGAGCTGTTGGGGCATCCGCGGCAGTTCCTGCAGGTGCCCATGCAGGTGAGCATCGGAGAGCATGGCGCGAATGGCGGCCACCTTCTTGTTGATGGTGCTGGGCCTGTTGCCTTTGGCCTGCAGCTTCTGGCGCCACTCGTCGACCAGGGCCGCGGTGAGCTCGGTGACGGGGAACAGATCACCAAAGAAGTCCACCGCCTCACGGCTGTAGATGGCAGCGGTGCGCTCGTAGGCGGTGCCAGCCCAGCGGATGCGCATTGACAGGGCACGGGCCTCTTTCAAGGTGAAGGGCGCCTTAGCGAAGGGCTTGGCTTCACGCTGCAGCAGGGCCTCGAGCAGCTCGCGTTTGCGAGCAATGGCTTCAGCCCTGGTTTTGCATTTGCCGGTGCGGCGGGTGCCGTTGATGGTGACATCGGCAACCCAGCCATCGGCAACCTTTCGGATGCTTCCTGCCATGGGTGTTGAGTTTGGTGGTGGTTGTTGGGAGAGCTCAGATGCCTTCGAGCTGTCTGGCCAGTGCTTTGCCTTTGGAGGTGAGCCTGACCAGAAAGCGCCGGCCTTCTTCGGGGTCGCGGAAGACTTCAAGCAGGCCGTGGCCGCTGTAGCCCTTGCGATGGGTGTCGCCCAGGGAATGGACGGTGCGCGACACGGTGGAGTTGGACAGGTTCAGGGCCTCCTCGAGCTCCTCGTAGGTGCAGCGGCCTTTGGCGGCCACGACGAGAAAGATCTGGGCGTGGTGCAGAGGGAACTGCGTCGGACTGAGAACGGAGAAAGCAGCCAGAGCCCTCTCCAGCTGACATAGATCCATGGGCCGAACCGGCGACGACTCCTAGGAGTCTTGCACCGGTGCAGCACCAACCGCTTGTACCGCCCAAGACTCTCAAGGTAGACAGAGAACCCATACCAGTACTGGCCGATTGGGATTTCAGCTGTGGCAATTAGGCAGACAGGCACTGGCTTTCCTCGTCGCAGGTGGATGGCATTACACCTAGGTGAGTAGAACTAACGTACTCCCCAAAATAGGTGTGTATCAGCTGCTTCCCGGCAGCGCTGAGCTGCAGCTGCAGGCCGCGGCGGTGCGGGTGTGGTCTCACCTCGAGCAGTGAGTAGGGGCTTTCCACCCAGGCGCCCTGGTGATACCTGGCCCGTCCTCTGAGCAAGGAGACAAGGCGGCTAACGGTGGCCGGCGGGGCGATGTTGCCCTCGGGATCCCGCATAGCCCGTTGCAGGTCAGGGATGTTGTCGACGCCAGAGGCGATGAGCAGCAGGGCCTCTGCCGCGTTGATGGGAACAGCTCGGTTCTTCTGGCGCAGGGCACCAAGGAAGCCGGCCAGGGCGATGGTGTTCATGCCGCTTGCCGCCCCTTCAGGTAGGCGGTTTGCGCATTGCGCACCTTGAGCAGAGCGGCGTTGGTGATGGCGAGGGCATCAGCGGTGTCTGCCCAATCGCTGCAGCCAGGCGGCGAGTGCTGCACCTGCAGCTCGAGCAATTCATTGAGCAGGTGGGCCCTGGGCCTGAGTAGATCAGCGAGCAGGGCCGCTTCATCTGCAGAGATGGAGAGCTGCAGCACTTGTCTGCACTGGTGAGGAACTGTTGTCAGTGTCGTCATGGTTGGTGGTTGTTGAAAAGGGCGACGCTGAACAGGCGCCGCCCGGTTGCCATCAGTCGTCGGCAGGCATCCCAACCTCGAGCACATGAGCGCAGAGGTTGGAGAGGCTGCGGCCCTGTTCAAGGGCTGTATTGAGCAGCCGTTGATGCAGTGCGTAGCTGATGGTGATGGTGATTCGTGCGGGCGATCGCTTAGCGAAAGCCACACGGTCACGCAGTGAGAGAGGTTCCATAGGGATTCCTCGGGTGAAGCAGGGATGAGCCCTGCAGGTGGCCCAGCGAGCGGCCAGGCCGCGGGCAGGGTTCAGGGACCGGGGAATTGGGTGAGGGTGCGCCGATCAGGGATCGGCTGCGGTGTTGGTGTGGTGCTGATGGGGCTGGCCAGGCGTTGTGGTGTTGGCCGCGGCGGTTGCGGTTGATCTGGCCAGGCGAGGGCAGCGAGTGCCCAGAGCAGAACAGCGCCGGTAGCGATGTCGGCGAGTTTCATGCGTTGGCCTCCAGCGCAGCGGCCAGGCGCTCAGCGTCATCGCGCACCATCAGCAGCTCAGGCAGCAGTCGCAGGGCGCTGTTGTAGTCGTCTTCGAGGCACTGGGCCTCCCAGGTCCAGCCGGCGTCATCAAGCCGGTTAACGGTGCGCTGAATGAAGCAGCAGGCCGCGAGTCTGAGCTCGAGGGCCTCCATGGTGTAGGGCATGGTTTGGTGGTGGTTGTTGTGAGCAGGCGATGAGGCCTGCAGAGGGCCTACCTGCTGCAGAGCAGGGAGGGCCCAGTGCAGGAATCAGGCGAGCAGGTCAGCGAGGCCCAGGGCCTCCCATGCGTGGCGATCGCCGGAACCAGGATCGATGCGGATTCCGCCCTCGTGCTGGTGGAAGCGATGAATCCGTCTGACCTCAGCGGTGAACTCCTCTGGTGTGTCGGCGTGGCTGCGGGCGATGTCGCCCTCGCAGTAGCTGACGATGCTGCGGTGTTTGGGATGGGCCCAAGTGCCGTACCAGCTGGCGTCTTCTGGGCTGTCGAGTTGTGCCCAACCGGCGGGGCACAGCAGAGCGTCGATTTCGTAGCGGTTGCCGGTAGCGGCGTGCTCTCGCGTGGTGGTGATCATGGTTTGGTGGTGGTTGTTGTGAACAGGCGATGAGGCCTGCAGGAGGCCCACCGATGAAACGGAAGGGCCCCGGGCAGGCGTCACCAGACAGCGATCGAGCCGTTGCTGATCTGATCCATCAGCAACCGAGCGGCTGAGGCCTGCTCGGTGTCGTCGGTGGTTTGGGCGTAGTTCAGCAGGGCACTGCAGGCCATGCGATCGGTGCGGCTGAGGTGGCGCCGGCGGTTGCTTACCCAGTAGGGCTGCCAGGTGCCTTTGCGCAGGCCGTAGAGGTTGCGGCGGCCCTCGTCATCCCAATCGGGAATCAGGCTCATCTCGAGGGCTTCGGCGGCCTTCACCAGCAGCACCTGCATGAAGGCGCCGCAATGCAGTGGTTGGGCGGTGGCGGTAGCGGTCATCAGATCAATCCGGTGGTGGTTGTTGTGGCAGGCCGTAGAGGCCTGCAGAGAAGGCCCGCAGGCCCTCAGTGCAGGCTTCAGGCCCTCACTTGCGGATCTGAACCGGCATCAGCAGGTACTCAAGCTCGCAGCCCTCGAGCGCCGGCAGTTCACAGCTGCAGCTGAAGACCATTGGCGCATGGGCGCCGTTGCATTCCATGCGCACAACGCCGTTGTGGCTGTAACGGCTCACCTCAGCCATGAACTGGGCCAGGTAGCTGGCATTCCACGCAATCGGCGCACCGGCGTTGTTGGTGAACCGATCAGGCCACAGCTGATCGAGCTGAGGGTATGCGTAGCAATCCGCCTCGTGCTTCCACGGCCGGGCCTCGATCAGATCACCAGGCGGGAATTTGCCGCCCTTGCTCACACGCCCCCCCAGCACCTCCACCACGCCGCGCTCGTTCACCAGGGCCCAGTGGCCGTAGCTGATGCGCTTCCGGAAGCTCGCGGCATTCAGCAGCAGCTGATCGCGTTCCAGATACCAATGCTCGCCAGCTGGCAGCCGGAACCGAAATGCCCGGTGCCCATCGGTGCTCTCGATCGTGATCTCGCCCTCGCCACTACGGCGAACGCTGATCAGCTGCAACGCCTGTTTGGTCTCATCCCGACTGGCGAACTGCGCAGCCACATACAGCACCTGCGCAGGTAGGCACCCGATCGTGCCCTCCCCCTCCCCAGCACGCGCCAACACCTGCAGCTCGCCCGCGGTCTTGGTCATCAACTCAGTCGCGCTCGTCATCAGATCAATCCAGTGGTGGTTGTTGGATCTGCTCACCACACGTGGCGAACAGTTCACCCTTCCTAGCACGAGCTCTCCACAGGTGAGAAATAAGCGGGGGTTGTGATGCCCTCACCCTGTAACAAATCTTCATAAAAACGCTCATCCTCCCTTAGTGCCCAGCACGCCGCCAGCGGTGGCCAGCACCTGCCACCTGCCCCAGCGCCTAGGGCCAGCGATCGCCACCAGTTGCCCACCACCAGGGCCAGCGGATCAGCAATCCGCAAGAACACCAGCCACCAGCAGGGCCAGCCCTGCGCGCACCCGGCGCCGCTGCACCAACACCACGCAGCAGGCCCCCAGGAGGCCCAGGAAGGCCTTCCCAACGGCTCGCCGCTATCAACCCCCTCATCTCCCTCCGGCAGCCCTCAGGAGGCGATCAGGGGGCCACGGGGGGACCTGGCCGGCGCGCGTCAGGGATACACCCCCACAAGACGCGACCCAAAAACGGGAAAAGGGCACCAGGTCTGCAGAGGAGTTCACCCCGGGCTGTTTGCGTGAGGGGGCTCGCAGGGGCGTTGAGGGTCGAGGAGAGCGGCAGCTCGACGGGTCAGGAGAGCGCAGCTCGACTCGACAGGCGGGGCTGTTGGGCTGTCGCAGGTTGGGGCTAGGTGCCCTTGGATTTCGATCTTCGACCAGAGAGAAATCAGAGGAGCTGTTGAGGGGGGCAATGGCGAGAGGAGATGCTCTCCACCTGTGTTGCTTTGGGGTTAATCTGAGCTTGTCCAGACCCATTGCCCCCACTGGGTCGCGTCCAGAAGGGGCAATTCACTCCTAGGTGTCCACTCCTAGGAGTCAGGTCCGTCAGCAGCACCGGTACTGACTGCATGAAGCCTAGAGAAGACGGTGACGAGAACTTCGTGATGGTCCACCAACGCGATCTCGATTCGACCATTGCCCTGCTGGGTGAACGGAAGCTGGAGCTGCGGGATGCCGCGGTCTTCCTGGTTCTGCTCAACTACGTCAACTGGCGCAGTGGAAGAGCCCATGTAACGACCAGCTACATCGCTGAGCGGTTGCAGGTGAAGCTGCCGGTAGCGGTGAGTGCCATCACCCGCTTGCGCAAGGAGAACTTGGTCCGGCGCATCATTGATCGACGCACCGGCGAGGCCTACTTCCTCATCAACCCTTTCCTCGCTTCAGTCGGCGGCCCCTCGCGCCGCGGCCATCTCTGGCAACAATTCACTGATTCACTGGAATGACATCTGCTGCCTGGGTACGCTTTCCTTATCTGCTCTCCACCCATGTATGTCACCAATGACGAGCGGATTCGTCTTGGCCTTCAGCACTACGGAAGCGATGTCCCTGAAGATGTTGTGGCCGCTGCTGAAGCCGCTCTGGTTCCGGTTTGTGGAATTGCTTGTCCTGCCCCAACGACGGCATCCACAAAGACGCGTGCGCGCACCAAGAAGGGCCAGTTCCAGGGGGATGACCCCTCCACGCCGCAGGTGAACGAGGCCTTTGTCGACAGCTAAAGTTGCCATGCCCACCCAGGTGGTGCTGGGAGGCTCACTGCCAGATCTCTTGTCTGGTGGTGGTTGTTGGGAGAGCCCTTCTGTGTCTTCGGATGCGGGAGGGCTCTCTTGATGTCTTGGGAACCACTGCCACCGGAACTTTGGCCGTTCCCCCACTTTCTCTGCTACCTACTGCGGGAACTGAACCTGGCGGACACACCAACGCTTCGGCAGTTGGAGGTAGCGGATTGGCTGGAAACCGGCCCTGATCGTTCCATCACAACGGCCTATCGCGGCCTGGGCAAATCGTTTGAATCCGGTGGCTATGCCCTGTGGCGATTGCGCCATGACCCATTCACAGAAAAGATCCTGATCCCAGCGGCTACTGCCGAGAAGGCAGAAGAGGTGGCCACCTTCATGGCGCGGTGCATCCGCGACGTGGACATCCTGCGGTGTCTTGAGCCGCGACCTGATGGCCGTTCATCGATCAAGGCCTTTGATGTTGGTCCTGCGGTGATCGATCAGAGCCCGAGTGTCCGCACTGTGGGAATCCTGAGCCCATCGCTCACGGGGAAACGATGCACGCTGGCCTTGCCGGATGACATCGAGACTCTCAACAATTCGATCACGCCCCTGAAGCAGGAACGGCTGGCCCAAGCCGTCACCGAACTCGAGGCCATCATCAAGCCGGATGATCCAGGCTTTGACCCGTCCGCACCTAGGGATTACACGCAAGCAGGCCTACGCCAGATCTTCCCAAGACAGATCCGGTATCTGGGAACTCCGCACCTCGAAAGTTCGCTGTACCTACGCCTGGTGCGCGAAAGGAACTACGCGATTCGGTTCTGGCCAGCGCGTTTCCCGGATCCAGCTGACCCAGATGAATGGGATTGCTACGAGGGAAGCCTGTCGCCTGCGATTGCTGCGGCAGTGGAAGGCAACCCGGCACTGGCGGGGGATCCCACGGATCCTGAGCGCTTTGGTCACCACGAGCTGCTGAAGCGCGAGACGCGGATGACACGGGCTGCGGTGCAGCTCCAATACCAGCTCAACTGCAGGCTTAGCACGCTGGATCGCTACCCGATCCGGCTGGGTGATCTGCTGGTGATGGACCTGGACGGCAAGGCTCTGCCGGAGGTGGTCGTGTGGGCCGCAGCACCTGAGCAGCGCATCCAGGATCTGCTGTGCGTGGGCTTGGGGGCCGACCGCTATTACCACCGTCCGGCGGTGGTGAATGGGTGGGTGCCGCAGGAGGAGACCTGGCGGTGCGTGCTGGCGATTGACCCCTCAGGCCGCGGCAGTGATGAGCTGGCCTGGGCGGTGATTGCTGAGCTGAACGGCAACTTCTTCCTGCTGGAGAGTGGCGGCACCACCCGCGGCTATGAGCCTGAGGTGCTGCAACTACTGGCGACCAAGGCCAAGCGCTGGCAGGTGAACTACTGCGTGGCTGAAAGCAACATGGGCGATGGCATGTTCACGGCCCTGCTGTCACCGGCAATGTCCAAGGTGCATCCGGTGTCGATTGAGGAGGTGCGCGTCAGCCAGCAAAAGGAACGGCGGATTGTGGACACCCTGGCGCCGCTGGTGCAGCAGCACCGGCTGGTGGTCAGCAGTGAGCTGATCCGGCGGGATTATCACGATGCCGACCGGGATCCTGAAACCGGTCACCAGCGCTCGCTGATGTACCAGATGAGCCGGATCACGGTTGAGCGTGGGGCGCTGACCTTCGATGACCGCATTGATGCATTGGCCCTGGGGGTCAAGTTCTTCACCGATGCCGCCGCTCAAGACCAGGAGAAGGCCAAGCGGAACCGCCAGGACGAGATGGACGAAGTGATGCGTCAGGCCTGGTTTGATGAAACCGGCTCGAGCATTGATGCCTTGGCCATGGGGTGGAAGCCGCAGGCCAAGGTCAAGGCGTATGGCGGTGTCAGGCGGTAGCGGCGTCGTCTGAGCGGACGATCGGCACCACGTTGCCCTTGTCCTTGAGGGCCGAGAAGTCGAGCTTGCTGGCCATCTTGGACCTGAGCTTGGCGGTGTCGCTTTCGGCCAGGTTGGCGGTGATGCTGTTCTGCTTCAGCAGTTGCAGGGCAACACGCAGATCGTCGTTGCTGGTCGGCTTGAGGTTGCCCTCATCGTCGTAGCCGCCCTGGTCAACGCGCTCACGCACGGCCCGCACGACCGATGCGTGCAGTTCTTCAAGTTCCTTTGCGAGATCGGCCACGGTTACATAGGTGGAGAGCTTTCGCTTCCATGATCCAGGAAGTCCAGTTCACTGACGAGCGTTGGCTCGAGTTCTGGCAGAACTACAAGGCTCTCGAGCATCAGAAACAGGCGGTGATCAAGCTGGGCCGCCACATCAAAGAGGTGGATCCGTGTCTGCTTACGGAGTCAGCTGAGTGGGTGCATGACTACAAGGCACCACAGCAGGCTGCATTGCTGCGCAATCCGCTGAACGTGAAGTGGCAAAGCCAGCTGGATAACAAGAGCGGCACGGGCTACCGGGAGTGCTTCAGCAGCTCCTGCGCGATGTTGGCGATGTACTGGGGCAAGGTGCCCAACGACGACGCCTACAACGCCATCCGGCAGAAGCATGGCGACACCACATCAGCTCAAGCGCAACTGGCTGCATTGCGATCCCTGGGTCTGAAAGCTGATTTCTTCACCAATGGCACCCCCAAGGCCCTGGAAGCGGAGATTGATGCTGGCCGGCCCGTTGCTGTTGGCTGGCTGCACAGGGGCTCTGTAGGGGCTCCTACAGGTGGCGGGCATTGGTCGGTCGTGATCGGCTACACCGATGCCGCCTGGATCCAGAACGACCCCAACGGTGAAGCCCTCCTGGTGGGCGGTGGCTACACCCCCAACACCAAAGGGGCAGGCATCGTCTACAGCCGCAAGAACTGGAACCCACGCTGGATGGTCAACGGCACCGGTGGTTGGTATCTCACCTGCCGGCCATGAAGCGCGAAACTCTCCATCTGCCCAAGGGCATGTCAGTTGCAACCGGCCGGGATTTCAACGGCCGCTATTTCGTCGCCTACGCCCGTGACACCAGTGTCTTTCTGCGCTCTGCGCAAGAGGTGCGGCGCTTCCTCCGGCTGCCAGCGAGCACTCCATCGAGGGCCTCGC